GGGTTGACCATTGTAAAGGGAATCCAGAGGCTTACCGCCGACATTACAAGCGGAAAGCATGTTCTGGATTGGCCAGTCCCGGCCGAGAATGAATGTCCAATCGGTGCTTTCAGGATCGATACGACCACGGTAACATTTACCTCTGGGACAACCGATCTTGCGGCGATAGTGGCAGCGGGGACCGTGACATATTACGATCTGTTCGCAGTCCCGGATACCCCAATAACGTCGTAATTAATTAACCATTCAACCATAGGGGGAGGTCTATATCTCCCCCTTATTTATTAAGGAGGCACTATCAATGGCAAAACATACAGACGCAACATCAGAAGATCTTGGAAAGGAAAGGGATTTACCCCTGGGCGAGATCGGAAATCCAGGCCCGATTGAAAGAGCAAGCGAAGCCGATTTTGTGGCCGAGGCCGATCTTGAAATGTTTATGCACGAATTGGTAACGCTTGTCGTTCATGAGGATACCAATGATAATGCGGTAGAGTTTCCGTGCATATCCGTAAACGGAGTAAATCAACCATTCATAAGGGGCAAGGAGCAAACGGTAAAGCGCAAGTATCTTGAGCAGTTAGCTCATACTCGCGTAATAAAATACGTTCAGAAAACACCAGACGCGTCCAGGCCCGAAAATATTCAGATGACCGCTATTCCTGCCCTGGTTTACAATTTCACCGTTACCCATGACCCCAACCCTCTTGGCAAAACATGGCTTAAAGCCCTACTTGCGCAACCGAATTAAGGAGTCATTATGACTTTTTTGCAGCTTGTTCAGCGTCTCCACTCTGAGGCAGGACGCCAGGGAACCGCCCCTACTACGGTAGTAGGCCAGACCGGGTTCAATCTTCGTTTTGTAAACTGGGTCAATGCTGCTTATGAAGAGATTCAAGCACTCCATAAAACATGGAAATTCAGGCAGATGGATCTGGATGTTGATATAACTGACGCGGCACGAAACTATACGGCAGCTGACCTTGGTCTTACTGACTTTGGGGAGTGGAAAACAAACTATGGAGACGTTCGCCTTTATTTAGTCGTAGCAGACGAGAAAGAACTCGAATATGAGCCCTGGGATGACTACAAACAAGTCTACATGATTGGGGCCGCACGGGTTCTCCCTGGGCGACCTTTCGTTTACTCAATTAAACCAGACAATACCATTGATTTCTATCCCTATCCTGACGATGACTATACTGTCACAGGCGAATACATCAAGTCGATTCAATCACTTACTCTTGACACCAGCACTATCATTTTTCCAAATAATTACCATCTATTGCTCGTGTGGAAAGCCCTTATGTCATATGCGGCATTTGAAAATGCGCCAGAGATTTATGCGAAGGCGCAGGATAATTACGACAAATTGATAGCCAAGATGGAAATCACGGAATTACCTCAAATCTATTGGGGAGGCACACTGGCATGAAACTACCTGCCGTGAAAACTAACGTGGATTATTTTCCATTGTATGGTGGGGAAGACCTTGTTACTCCGTCGCTATCGGTAAAACCAGGAAAGGCTATTATTACTCATAATTATGAATTAGATATCTTGGGCCGATATCGTCTCATTGATGGGTATGAGGCATTTGATGGCCACCCAAAACCGTCCGATGCTAGTTATTGGATTTTAAACTTCGATGCAGGGGATGGCGAAATATCAGTTGAAGATATCGTGGACGGGGCTGGCGGTGCCTCTGGAGAAGCCCTAGTTATCGAGGTAGAGTCCGGATCATGGGCTGGAACCAATGCCGCAGGATATTTGGTTTTATTTAACGTAACAGGAACCTACGTTAATGACGAGGCCCTATCGGTAGGTGGGGTTCAAAAAGCTACTGCGAATGGCACAGCGGTCGAGCGAGACGCATCAAGCGCTGTCCTCGACCTAACTTATCTCTTGGCTTCGATTGAGGCTACCAGGGCCGATATAGCGGCGGTTGCTGGGTCTGGGAACGTACTCGGGGTACACCAATATAAGGGCGTAAAATATGCTTTCCGAAATAATGGAGCCGGTAATTCTACGGTGATGCACAGATCTTCCGCAGCCGGGTGGATAGAATGCAGCCTTGGGGAGCGGTTAGGGTTTGATACAGGTTCAGTAACTTTTGTAGTGAGCGGTCAATTTAATCCATTAGACCAAATGGCAACTTGGCCTACTGTTCTGGCATGGCGCGGTATGACAGGGGAGCCAGGCGGAAACGTTTATGCCTGCATATATGGTGGTGATATTTATATGCAAACCGCCGGCGCGGGAGATTTTGCTGCTTTAGCTCAAACGGATAGATCTTGGTACGCTATGTGTGCTGAACCGGGCGGAGACATTTATGCCTGTGTGAACGGCGGCGATATTTATATGCAAACCGGAGGAGTAGGAAATTTTATTGCACTAGGTCAGGCATCCAGATGGTGGTATGGGATGTGTGCAGAACCCGGCGGAGATGTGTATGCCTGTGTTTATGTTGGCGATATTTATATGCAGACCGCCGGCGCGGGAGATTTTGTCGCACTGGGTCAGACACCAAGGGCATGGCGTGGCATGGCGGCTGAGCCAGGCGGAAACGTGTATGCCTGTGTCTACAATGGCGATATCTATATGCAGACCGCTGGAGTAGGAGATTTTGTCGCCTTAAATCAAACATCCAGGGCATGGGGTGGAATGACGGCAGATTATAGTGGGAATGTATATGCCTCTGTGGTCGATGGTGATCTTTATGTTCAGGTCGGAGGAGAGGGCGACTTTGTTTTCTTAGATCAGGGATCAAGAAACTGGAAAGATATGGCGGCCTCTCCTAATGGAGACGTTTATGCCTGCGTGTGGGCCGGTGATATTTACAAACAAACAGGCGGAGAGGTTATCACACAAGGCGGAGTAACGGCGACCGTCAGAAAAGTTGTGCTTCAATCTGGCACATGGGCCGGGGGTGATGCCGCAGGGTATCTTGTGATTACCGATAGAGCAGGTGGAAATTTTGCTGCTGGCGCGTTTACTGGCAGTGTAGCCGGGGCCGCCAATGCGACTGCCATCCAGACTGCAAATAGGTTTGCTGTCCCTGGCGGTCGTTTTGAATGCGTCAATGAAAACTTCAGTGGCCATGTTAAATTAATCAAGATGTATGGATGTGACGGTAAAAACAATGCGTTTGAATGGGATGGGATGTATTACACACCGATAGAGACCGGAATGACGTTTGATACACCAAACCATATCGCAGCGCACAAGAATCACCTGTTTTTGATGTTTTCTGGTGGATCGATACAGCACTCTACCATTGGCGATCCCCTTGAATGGTCAGCAATTACAGGGGCTTCAGAAATGGGAGTTGGGGATGAGGGGGCCGGGTTTTTGGCTTTGATAAATACTTTAGTCTGCTTCGCCAGAAACTCAACAAAAATATTGTACGGCACCAGCGCTGCGGATTGGGAATTGATTGCCCACTCGGACGAATCAGGCGCAATTGAATGGACTCAACAAAAGATCGGGACCGGTATTTATCTCGATGATCGTGGATTAACTTCTTTGGCTGCGACTGATCAATATGGAGACTTTAATGCCAATACCATATCAAAACTCATCCATCCATACCTCAAGACGATGATGACAAATATCCAATCGTCTGTAAGGGTGAAAAATAAGAATCAATACCGTTTATTTTTCACTGACCTTAGGGCAATAACCCTTACTATGGAAGGGAATGAAGTAGTCGGTTTCACTAGACAACTTTATAACCATTTACCCGTTTGCGTGAGTTCATCTGAAAATCTTGATGGTGAAGAAGAATTGTTTTTTGGATCTACGGACGGATTTGTCTATCAAATAGATAAAGGCACGTCATTTAATGGTGAGGCAATTGAAGCGGCTCTCAAGCTTCATCCTAACCACATAAAGAGCCCTCGCACCAAAAAGCGTATCCGACGCATCACTTTAGAGTTAACTGCCCCATCACTGACTTATTTAAAGGCCAATGTTGAATTTGATTATGGAGAAACATATGGACCGGAACAGACCAAGGAAATAGCTTCACTTGATGGTATTTGGGCGACGTCTTTTTGGGAAGATCTTGTCTGGAATGGCGGAAACGCGGTATCGGCGCCCCTTGATATAGATGGTACTGCACTCAATTTCTCTCTCTCTCTTTATCATTCCGGAGAGTTTGAAGATCCAATCGAGTATCTTGCACTTGAGGACGGTAGTTTGGTAGAAGACGAAGACGGGAATTATATCGAACTTGAGAGAAGGACTGGTCTGACAAATGCTGGATCGCATACTATCCAAGGATACATAGTGGAGTATTCGCCAAGAGGCTTACAAAGATGACAGGTTCAACGGTTTATACTGCTCCGCAAAAGTTCAGTTTCGGTGTTGATGCTGACCTTCCTCCCCTTCAAGCAGGGCAGGCTTATGTTGCCATGGACACAGAGAAGATGTATATCGGCACAACCACTGGCATAAATATTATAATGGGAAGCATTGAGATATATACAACCGCAAAGATCGAGGAACAACTAGAGGCCCATTTTTTAATATAGGAGCTTTCAGTGGCGATTACATACTCACAAATTTTAGACATCACCACTATCGCAACGGATTCATCGGTTTTATTTAATAATCCTGTTGGCACTACGACATACATCCGAGTAATTCATATTTACAATGGCAACACTTCGGCTGAAACAGTTTGTCTCTGGAAGAAACCTGCCGCCATTGCGGTTGGGGCTTTGACTGCAATATTCAAGAAAGTTATGCAGCCGGATGAAGTCCAAATACTTGAGTATGCGTCTCCCGGGATGATGCTGGACACACTGAATGATGGGATCTATGGTGATACCACGACCGCTTTAAAAGTCACCATCTGGATGTCAGGAGGGACGGAATAATGGGGATTACACAAATACCAGACTCGGGACTTAGGGTGCCTAGCTCACTTAGTCTAATCGCAGCAGCAGGAACAGGGCTTACAGTGGATGCGGGACACGGTTATGTTAATAGCGTAAATTATAGTGGTGCAGCCGTCAGCACTAATATTCAAGATGTGGCTGATATTACCGCTCCCTCTAGCTGGACTGATATTGTAGACCTATCTGGTTCAAAAATGCTTATTAATATCGATTTGGTGG